CTACATCCCCACGCATGGAATCGCTGGAAAACAAGACCTACTGGACGCTTGAGGAACTTCGCTCCTACTGCTCCCACAAAAATATTCTGGCCTCCCGGCGCTGGTGCCATCGCGGGGGCATCTCCATCCGGCACGGCATGGTGGCCAAAAAAGAAATCTTTAATTTCCTACAAGGGACAGCGATTGTCCCACGACTTATGCCATACCGAGTTGTGGCAAAAACAAATGAAATCACAAAACAAGGAGGCGACCATGAACAAAACCACAAGACTAACCTACGGCACCGTGCAGATCGAATGGGGGGAGCGGCACACCCTCACTTTGGGCCTGGCCCTACCCTACTTCCTGGCCGAAAAGCTGCACGGCGAGATGACGCCACCGGCGTGGGACGAAGCCTTGGGCGAGTTCATTCTCAAAGACAAAATGGACGAAGTGGAGTGGTCGGGGCGGTTTGACTTCCCTGCTTTTAACGATGAACTCAAGACAGAAGGGCAAGCGGGGAGAAAGGGAGCTGGCCGCTTATCTAAGAAGCCAAGGCTGGGTAAAAGCAAGAAGGACGCAACAGTACGCGGGGAACCCCGAAGCTGGCTCCGGGGACGTGGTTTGCTCAAACTTCCCCTTCCACATCGAGGCCAAAAGATGCCAACAGATAATGCCCGAAAAATGGCTCTTTCAGGCTATGTCGGACGCACCACAAGGAAAAGTACCATCAGTCTGGTTTCGGCGTAACGGCACAAAGAATTGGATGGTGCTGATGAACGCCGACGATGTGTGCGAGTTAGCCAGGCAGATAGCCCCTCCCATCATGGAGCGGGCTTCTGTTGTGGGTGATGTAGTGCATCCAACCACATTGGTGGTTCAAGGCCAAGTAATTTCAACTCCAACCAACAACCCAAACAAACCATAGCCCGAAAGGAATACAAACCATGAGTCTAACCATTAGCGAAGAAACCAGAACAGAACGCAAACCCATCGAAGCCGGATCTCACAGGGCCACCCTGTACAGCCTGGTTGACCTCGGAACCCAGCGCTCTGAATGGGAGGGCAAGGAGAAGTGGCAGGCCAAGGTGCGCCTGACTTTTGAGTTGTCTGACCTCACCGACGAGTTTGAGGTGGTCGAGAACGGCAAGACAACCAAGGTGGAAAAGCCCCTAGTTATCTCCACCGAAAAAACCCGGTCGCTTGGCGAAAAGTCCAGCCTTCGCCAGCTCCTAGAAAGCTGGAGAGGGCAGGCGTTTACTAGCGCAGAACTCAAGAACTTTAGCCTTAAGAACCTTTTGGGTAAGCCCGCGCTGATTAACGTGGTTCACAAGACCTCGGCGGCTGGCCGAACCTATGCCGCCATCACATCAGTGTCCAAGCTCCCCAAGGGCATGAAGGCCGCCAAGGCTTTTAACGAGCCGGTGTATTACGAGATTGAGGAGGGCGAAGGCGGTGCTTTCTCCATCCTACCGCAGTGGCTCCAAGACAAGATCCGCAACGCCAAGGAATTTACCAAGGCCAAGCCCGCCACGGCAGCAGTAACCAACGACGAAGCCAGTGATGACGGGGTGCCATTCTGATGGCTCTTACGCTTACAGCCAAGGAACCGTCCACGTCCCGGCTGGTCAAGACTGAAGAGTCTGGCCACTGGTACACCGAGGACGGCCAGAGCGCCCATGTCATCGTGGGAGCCAACGGCAAGGAGCGCAACACCACGGTGGCCGACGCAAGGAAGTTAAAACTTCTTCCGTCGGTCACTTCGGTGTTGTCCATTCTTGAGAAACCCAACCTCACGGCATGGAAGGTAGAGCAGGCCATTTTCTCCTCCCTCACCCTGCCCCGTAACGACGGCGAGGATCTGACCGAATACGCCAAGCGGTGCGTGGCCGACAGCAAGGAGTCCACCACCAAGGCGGCGCAGCACGGAACGGATATGCACGTTGAGATGGAGAACATCTTACTTGGTAAGCCAACGAGCAAAGTAGATACACTCCAGCCCTACATCGCCACGTTCAAGGCTTGGGCCAAGGAGAACGTGGAAGAAACTTACTGGTGCGAGAAGGCGCTGGTGGGGCGTGGATACGCCGGGCGCTGCGATGCCTTTGTGAAACTAAAGGGCATTGGCGATGCGCTGATTGACCTAAAGAACCGCAAGCACAACCCCAAGTACGAGCCATTCTATCTGGAAAGCGACTGCACCCAATTGTCCTGCTACCGGGAATGCGCCGACCAGCATGAGGGCACTCCGATTGCCTGCGTCTCGGTAGTCCTACCCTCCAACGATCCGTCTAAGATTTTGACAAAGCAGTGGGATGAGGAGGATTTGATTGAATCATTTAAGGCATTCCAAAACATGCTCAAAATCTGGTCGTGGCTCAAGGGCTACGTCCCACCAGGAATGGAACTATGACGCCGCCGACCATAGGCGAACTAGGTGAAGCCGCTTCGGAGATTGTCTGGCGGGTAATGGGTACTGGCTCAACCAAGTCGGCTTACGGAGAGTGGTTTGAGAAGGATAAGCCAACTTTTGATTATCACATTCAAAGAGCCATCCGGCACAACGCGACAGCGCAGATGCAGATTCACTTGAATCACCCGCAGCCCGACAACGGCGGGGAGACGGCGCTGGACCACTTGGAGCGGGCTATTGTGCGGAGCCTGTTTGCCTGGGCGCAGCTTAAGCGGGAGCTACCCCGGCTATGAGATGGCGAGAGATCGACTGCGACTTTGAATACGAAGGCATTTCGTATGGGGCGATGGGCGACGTCCATGTCCGCACGGAGGAAAAGGACATAGGGCCGGAGGGCTTCAAGCCTCACCTGTTTGCCCAAGTGCCGGTGGAGGCCACGGTGGACAACCTTCGGGTGTTTGATGCCAAGGGGGACAGGCTCACATCGCCTGCCTTGGATGTAGTTGAAAAGGCGACAGAGGTATTACAAGACCTAGCCTGCCAGAAGACTTGGGAGATGGCATGAAGCGGGCGGTAATCACTCAAGCCTTTGGGGCCAAGTGGGAGGAGCTACTGAAGCTGACCGCTCCGCGCATGGAGGATTATGCCAAGCGCACGGAACAGGATTTTCTGGCCATCGCCAAGCCGCTGACTGAACCCAACCAGTACACCAAGTCGATCATTGCAAACTTCATGGCCACGAAAGGCTACGGACAAATCACGTTCTTTGACGCGGACGTGCTGGTGGCCAAGGACTGCGAGGACATAGGAAAGAACTGCAACGGCTTCAAAGCCTTTGACGAGGGCGCATATCTGGATCGCAAGCCCGGCATGGCCAAGCTGGCCGAGGCTTTTGGCGGGCATATTGAGCCACGCTTCTACGTCAATACCGGCGTCTTTGTCGTAACCAACCGCTGCGCCGGAATCTTCTCCATGCCCCCGCTGGCGCTGCACCCAAACCATTTTGGAGAGCAGACATGGATGAACATTCAAGCCCACCTATGGGGCGTCACGCTGGAAGACCTGGACCCAGCCTACAACTGCATGACTTCGGTGGAACAGCACTTCGGCTTAGATCGCTACAAGGACAGCAAGATCATTCACTACGCCGGGCAGTCGGGTGACATGGACAAACTGATTGAGACGGTCAAAGCCGACGACGCCAAGTGGAAGGAGATGGGGCGATGAAGGTTGTGCCTATCACAATTCGTGAGGCCAATCAGGTGGTTGGCGAACACCATAGACACAACGCTCCTACTCACGGAGGAAAGTTTGCAATAGGCGCTGAACACAATGGCGAACTTGTGGGTGCCGTAATCGTTGGCCGACCAGTAGCAAGACTGCTCGATAAAGCCCTACAGGCAGAAATTACTCGTCTTGTAGTAGCGCCAAATGCCCCAAGAAATACCTGTTCTTTTCTTTATTCTGCTGCTCGCCGGGTTTGGCAGGCGATGGGTGGTCAAAAGATTTTGACTTACACCCTGCAATCAGAAAGCGGTGATTCGTTGCGCGGAGCCGGATGGAAAAAGGCGGCGGATTGTAAGGCTCAAAGTTGGACTCGGCCTAACCGCAGCCGCAAGGAACAGGAAGTTTACAAAGAACCCAAATACCGCTGGGAGGCGGTTTGCATATGACCTTTGTGATGGTCGTCCAAGAGTGCGGGGCGTGGAGGCTTAGAACCACCATGGGAAACGTGATTGGCCCACGGCTTTGGGGGGCGGAACCGGCCAACGGGCTTCCCCCAATCACGGATGTTTTCAAGACCAAGGACGAGGCCGTCCAGGCCGCCGAGCTATGGAACGCCTACGCCCACTGGTGCCAGGACAGGGCTGGCACAAGGAAAAAGAAATGCACTCGGAAGCACTAGCCAAAGGAGACATCAATGAGAGGTACAAGCAGTTGGCGGGCGAAATCGCCACTAGAGCAATTCTGGACATTCATCTCCTCAATCGCAGGAAGATTCTTAAAGGACTCAAGGTCATCGGCGCACCGCGTCACCGCCTCTCCGATTGTCTTTGTTATCGCAAAATCCCGGCAATCAAACGACTGGTCCGTGATTTCAAGGACGGGACGGTACTGTTTTGGTGTCGCCTTGCCGGGGCTAAAGTGGATCAGGCGACCCTCAATCGGAAGGTGATCGGGAGGTATGTATGCCGTTCCTAGAGTTTATGGGCGCAGTTGCCATTCTCACCTTCAAGCTCGCGCTTGTCTTTGGCGTGCTGATTGGGGTTTTCCTTTTGGCCTGCTTTGCAATCGGCTGGCTGGTTGAGGCACTGCGGAGGCTCAAATGAGAAACCTGCTTGTTGGCCTTTGCGGACTCATCGGAATGGTGCTGGGGGCTTTGATTATCTGGTGCAACCGGGAGGGGAAATGATGCTGCAACTCAATCCCGAAGTCTGGCTGATGACTCCCAAGGGCGAGGGCTTGGCCTTCCTTGTGACGGATTACGGGGCCGACCACAACAAGGTTTTCACGGTGATGTTGCAGACCGGGGACGTTTTGGACTTTGACCTTAAGGATTGTCGTCGCTGCGAGAACGCCACCTACGGGCTGACCGAAATGCCCAAGCCCCCTGCCCCGCACTACCCATGAGCCTAGACGAATCCAAGCCAATCATCGTGCCAAGCGGAGAAGTCATCCCCGCTGGCAAGTGGCTGGTCAGGCATGAGGAGGACGGGGACGGAAACATCTACTACACCGACTCCACCGGGCGGGAGTGGGGAACGCAGGAAACGGAAGTGAGGCATCCATGAAGCTCCTTTGCCACCGCTTAATCACACGCGATGACGTGGAGTTTTTTGAGCTGATGCTTAAAGACAGCGCGGTTGAACCAGGCCAGCTTTTTCCCCGCGAGCTAGGCCACAACGCCACGCTGATTAACCAGCTTCTTTATGACGCCTTCCAGGGCAACGGATGGAACCTAGACCTGACCACCGGGAAGTTTGTGAGGGCGGCATGAGCTTAAAGCGCCTGTCTTGGATTGAGGACATCCTGACCAGAGCTGAGAAGTCGGTGAAGGAAGACAAGCCGCGCATGGCACTGACCCGCATCGGCATGGCCAAGCGCATTGCCAAGGAATGCCGGGAGCGAGCCGAGCAGTACGCCAAGCGGGATGAGCAGATTAAGAATGGCAAACATCCGTGTCATTTGTGCAAATGAAATACCTTTCCGTCTGTTCTGGCATCGAGGCAGCCAGCGTGGCGTGGGAGCCGCTTGGATGGGAGCCGGTCGCATTTTCAGAAATCGAACCATTCCCAGCAGCCGTGCTGAAGCATCGGTGGCCGGAGGTTCCCAACTACGGAGACATGACCAAACATGAGCAATGGAATATACCAAGCGGATCAGTTGACCTTCTGGTCGGAGGCACGCCCTGCCAATCCTTCTCAGTCGCAGGACTTAGGAAGGGACTCCACGACCCAAGGGGAGGACTCATGCTTACCTTTCTTGAAATCGCTCAACGTCTCCGGCCTCGATGGGTTGTCTGGGAGAATGTCCCCGGCGTCCTGTCCAGCAACGGAGGAAGGGATTTTGGTTCCTTCCTCGGGGCGTTGGGGGAGTTGGGGTATGGGTGGTCCTACCGGGTCTTGGACGCTCAATGGTTCGGAGTGGCCCAAAGACGCCGTCGTGTGTTCGTTGTCGGCCACCTTGGAAACTGGGAGCTTGCCGCAAAGGTTCTATTTGAGTCCGAAAGCGTGCGCCGGGATTCTCCGCCGAGCCGAGAAGCGGGGCAAGGAGCTTCCCCCAATGCTCAAGAAGGCGTTGGAGCAGGTGGCATAGCGGGAGGATTCAGGATGCAGGCGTTCGGGGAATACTCGGACGATGGAACCGCATCGGCCATGAAGGCTAGGGACTACAAAGATGCGACTGACTTGGTTGCCGAAAAGAAATCACACTGGGAGGGATCTGGCGTCCATCCCACACTCAACCAATCCTTCAACACTGGTGCGATTGGGTATTCTAATCAGGAGTTGTTCTCGCAAGGCGGATCTGGGTTGGTGCAGGCCATCCCCATCCACGATCAGGCCACCCGCAACGCCGGCAAGCGCGGCGACAAGCAGGACGGCAAGGGCAACGGTCTTGGCGTAGGCAAGCCGGGCGATCCGGCACCAACTCTGACCAAGGGCGACAAGCACGCCATAGCGCATTCGTTGCGAGGGGTTGGCTTTGATGCCAGCGAGGACGGTACTGGGCGAGGAACGCCGCTAGTTGCCGTTGCCGTGGATGTTTACAACCAAACAATCGACGGCGATGTGTCCGCAACACTGACGCAGGCGGTGGGCGGGACCAACACCAGCGGGGCGAAGGTGATGGCCGTGGATTGCTACAACAAGACAATCAACGAAAAGTCTCAAGCCATCTCATCGTCCAGATCCGACATCAACCATACCGGCGGGGTGATAAACCCAAAAGACAGAATGGCCGTCCGCAGACTGACGCCAAAAGAATGCGAGCGACTTCAGGGCTTTCCCGACGAACACACGCTGATCCCTTGGCGAAACAAGCCAGCCGACCAATGCCCGGACGGGCCTAGGTATAAGGCTCTGGGCAATTCGATGGCCGTTCCGTGTATGCGGTGGATTGGGGAGAGGATTGCCAAGGTTGTAGCTTTTTCAACCACAAACAAGGAGGAAACTAAATGAACGCAATCGACCCAGCCATCTCCACCCTCACCTACCGGGTGGCGCAGGCAGAACGAAAGAACGAGGAACTGGAACTGCAACTCAAACAAACCGTGGAAAGTTTGCGGCAACTCAGAGTGGAACTGGCCACGGGGCGGGCGGTGATTCGTCAGCAAAACGAGGAGCAGGCCAAGACGGTAATCGCCGGGATACTGGATGAGGCCGACATCGTGGTGCCAGAGGAGTTAAAGATTCGGCCAAGCCTTAAGAAGCGGGGACAGCGCCGGACCGGCGGAGGCAACCGGCGCATGGCCATTGCCCAAAAGCGGTGGGCCTTGTGGCGCATCCAGCGGGAGCAGGGCTACACATTTCAGCAGATTGCGCGGGCCTGGGGCTGTAACCACACGGCGGTGTGCCACGCGGCCAAGCACAACTGGCAGCCATACCAAGGCTACCAAGGGGGCAGGCGATGAAGCTGTGGGTCAACAAAACTCCCGGCATTCACCAGATCGACAACAACTACTGTTACCCGTTCACCACCTATGTGCTGCCCGACGAGTTAAGCGGCCATCCGTTTAACCAAGATTTCCTCCCCTGCCCGCACAAGATCAAGCCCTACCATCCGGGCAGGTCGGTGGGCGGGGCAACGGCAGTGTACCGGGCGGGCGCACTAGGCGACGCCATCATGGCGACAGGCATCATTCGTTACCTGGTAGAAAAGTCTGGAGGGATTGTGGACGTTTACGCTCCGGCTAGGAACCTGACGCTCTATGGGGGGTTGGGCGCAAGGATGCTTCCCCTGCCCCCAACGGCAGAGGCTTGGGATATGTATGACGCACACGTTCCGCTGGATGATTTGTTCAGCGGGAAAGTCATGGGGACAGAGCTAGGGACGGGGCCGGGGAACTTCTTTGACCGCGTGTACCGATGGATGGGAGCCGAGACGGATGAGGTCAAGGTCGATCCCATTTACAAGCGCCCCACGCTGACGGTGGTGGCCACGGATTTGGATGAGTTAAAGAAGGCTAACAAGTGGCCGATACCAGAGCCTTACTTTGTCTATCACGTCTGTGCCAGCGGACCGACCAGGAGCTATCCGCCGGAGATGGGTAAAGAGGCGGTGCTGGCGCTGCTTGAAGCCTTCCCAGATTTCCATGCGGTGCCGGTGGGGGCCAGCCCGTCGGTGGATTTCCGCGTCTCACACAAGCGGGTGTTTGATTTGTTCAACTGCACCTCGCAGTTCCGAAGCCTTTTCCCCGTCCTGCAAGCCGCCGAGTTTGTGGTCTGCCCGGATAGCGCGGTGCTGCACGCCAGCGCTGGGCTGGATACAGCTACGGTCAGCCTATGGGGTAGCTACGCCCCAGAGGATCGGTGCCTCTATTACCCCAACTCGCACCCCATCTTTGTCGGCGAGGTCTGCCCGCACGCCCCTTGCCACCCGCAGATGGGGCTACCACAAGCCAAGTGCAAGGATGCAACCAACCGAACCAAGGGGACGCAGTTTTACTGCAACGCAATCCGGGCGATCACGGCGGACATGATTGTGGAGAAGGCCAGGAAGGCGATGGAGGGACAGGCCACGAAGTAATTTCAACCGGCGTATGGTGTGCAGGGAGATCCTGCAACCCTGGGTTTTTATGCGGCAAGCGGTCGAGGTTCCTCCCGCCCCGCTCTTGTTCCCAAGGCATGAAACAAAGCCGGATGTAATTTTATGAACCCCAACTATCAACCCGCCCGCGATGAGGACGCCGAATGGTCGGTGCTGTCGGCGGTATTTACCGAGCCAACGCTCCTAGAGCGGGACCGGGAGGGACTGACCAACCCGGATAACTACTGGCAACCCGTGGGCAAGGAGGTGGCCAAGGCAATTAAAAAAGGCGTTCCGCTGGACGCAGTCGCCATGGGGCAACACGTCACCGAGAAGCTGGGCAGCGGGGCAGTTGGATTATTCAGCGAGAAGGTGCTTTGCGGGTCAGTTGCAGTAGCCACGTTTGGGTTCTGGCTAGATAGGTTAAAGCGGGCGGCAGCCAGAAGGCGCATCCAAGAGTCAGCTTATGCGGCTTTGTTGGCAGTTGAGGACAAGGAGGCCGACATCGACAAGGTGGCCGGAGGGCTGGTGGACAAGGTCAGGACGCTTGGGTTTTCGAGGAATGGACTACCCGACATTCAATCAGCCACGGAGTTGGACAGCCACGACATACCCGAACCCGACGAGCTGATTGCGGGACTGCTTCACAAGGGATGCAAGATGGTCTTGGGCGGCACCAGCAAATCCATGAAGACCTGGACGCTCATGGACCTGGCCATCAGTCTGGCCAAGGCAATCAAATGGTGGAACTTTGCCACGCGGGAAGCGCGGGTGCTGTTTATCAACTTTGAGATCAAGGAGTGGAGCTTCCGGGCAAGGCTAAGAAAGATATGCGAGGCCAAGGGGATTGAGATGCCGTCCAACCTGCATATCTGGAACCTGCGGGGATACTCGGCAGACTTGGCCAAGCTACGGCCTAAGATCATAGAGAAGCTGGCCAAAAAGGAATATGACGTGGTCATCTTTGACCCGATTTACAAGCTCTACGGCGGCAAGGATGAGAACAGCGCCGGGGACATGGCAGAGCTGATGAATGAGATGGATAAGATTGCGGTAGAGGGAAATGTGGCGGTCATTTTTGGCCACCACTTTGCCAAGGGGGATAGCACCAAGAAGAGCAGCATAGACAGGATGAGCGGGTCCGGGGTGTTTGCCAGAGACCCGGACACCATTCTGGTACTCTCTCACCATCAGGAGGATGGGGTGTTTGTGGTGGAGGCCACGGTTAGGGACTTTAAGCCGGTAGATCCCTTCTGCGTGAAGTGGAGTTATCCGCTGATGACCTACGCTCCCGAAGAGAACCCAGACGACCTAAAGACGAACGACAAGCACAAGTTTGACCAGAATGAATTGATTGCGCTGATTGAGCCGGGCGGGACGACTTACGCCAAGCTGGCTGAAAAGGCCAAGACAGAGATGAATATGCCCAAGCCCACGCTGACTAGGTACCTAAAGAGGTTGGTAGAGGCCAAGAGAATTACCAAGGACAGCACGCAGTTTGGGGATGTTTACAAGGCTGCCGACAAGCCGTTTTAGGTGCGTTTCAGATATACCCATTTGGGGGTATTTAGTGGGCAGTTTTTGGGGCTGAAAAACATAGCCCTAAAATGGTAAAAAGGGGTGCTGAAACGGGGACCGGCCTACTCTGTTTCACTTGTTTGGGTTCTACTCTGTTTCACCAGTTTGCCTCCTACTCTGTTTCACCACCTATAATATAAATGAAACAAAACCAGATATTCCAAGGCAGGCGGGCGAAACAAGATTTCGCCCCGCCCTTCGGGGCGGGCTTCGCCGCCTGTCCGGGTTGAGAATATCTGCCGATTTTGTGTAGTTCTTTTGAATGCTAAACTCGTCGAAATGAAACGCCCCGGCCTGTACGCAAACATGAACCGAAGGAAACGCCTTGGCATATCCAGACCCAAGGCGAAAAGCACCATCAGCAAGCGGGTCTGGAAAATGATGAAAGCCAAGAAGGGTGGATTCGCAACTTAGCAAGGATGCCCGGCTCGACCTGGCTCACGAATGGATCGCTCTTCTCATAACCGAGAACAAGCGCCTCCATACCAGCCTTGGCCTAGTGGACCGCTTCTTTGGGGACGTGCTGGCCAACTGCTCCCATGAGGTTTATGAGGCCAACCTCAACGCCCTTATTGACGACTTGGGCGACCTTGGCGACTTCCTAATAGCTCATGCACCCAAGATTAAAGCCCTAGCGGATAAGACGCCGTGACTACAAGAGTAGTTAAAAAAACCACCAGGATGCCACGTAATCGCGCCAGGATGGCCTTAAAAACGAGGATTACAGCACGGCAAGTAGAGGATAGCGGGGTGCTTAAAGTATTTGAACGACCACTTGGCAACCGTGCCTGCTGCGTAAGTATTGGTAAATAGCTGGCCTACCGTTTGTTAGGCTACTGTTTGTTATCGCTCCCGCCTTTAGCAGCGGCTTCCTTGGCCTTGCGATACCGTTTCCAGCGCTCCAACACAGCCTTCCTGGCCTGCTCCGAACTGCGAGCCTTTGATGCTCCAGTAACCCGGCCTCCCTTGCTGCCAAGGTACGCCATATAATCGCTGATGATCTTTTTCTTGTCTTCTGTCATTGCGCTCCCGTTTATTGTCAAGACATGCTACCGCTTGGCGCTCCCGCCATTTGTCCAGGCTACCGTTTGTTGGCGTAGATCCAACCGGCATTTCAACTCCTATCGGCTTGCGTATGCGTGGCAAGGCAAACCAGCCAAGGATGGAACTTGGCTGGAGTTGTTAGGGCATAAGTTCGTTAAGGTAATCGGCACAAGCACTCAACAGCCGATCCTCATCAATGCTTAAAACCTCGCCATTGGTTGCCCGGTTTTCTCGGTTTTCTTGGTCAAGCAACGACATCAGTTTGTCGTGAATGTCCGCCAATCGGATTATTTTCATATGATATTTCTCAAATTCAGTTTTGGAATTTCTGCTTTTCGTTTTTTGCTTGGCTCACCAATGCCAAATAAAATCCATCACGGAATCCGTTTTCATAATTCTCCATCATTTGTTCCGTGGGATTTCTGCCAAATATCTCAACCAGCGATTCACCAGCCCACTCTCCCGACAATGGATTCCGGCACTCAATATATCCGTACTCGACTCCCTCCAAAACTTTGTGAGCCGTGGCCAAGGCTGTTTTCTTGTCCATCCAATCGGTTCGAGGGAATGAGTCCAATCCCTCATCATAACCACGCTGGTTGCCAATTTTGTACCATTTTGATTTTGTCATTTTGTTTCCCTTTCTTGTTTTGTTTTCATTAGGCTTAACCACTCGGTCAAACCTCTACCCTCCACACGGCTGGAACGAATGGAGGGTCGAGGGTCGATCAGTCTTTCCGCTCGCACATCCGACCCACGACAAAGAAGAACGAAGCCAAGAAGGCTCCGAGGATCATTCCGTGGGCAAATATGATTGGAGTTGTCATTCTCTTGTGGTTGTTTGATCTACACTCTCGCCAAAAACCCCATTGGCAATCTGGCGAACTTCTCCAGATCCTTGCCACGGAACTAGGCTGATTGAGTAGGTTGTTTTTTTGGTTTTCTTGTCATATTTAAGATCAACTCGAACGGCTCCATCCCAGCAAGCCGAGTGAGTTGTTAGTTCGGAATGACCGCACCTAGTGGCCATTCCCCTTGCTCCCTTCAATGTTCCATATAATGCACTCATTGTTTTTGTTTTTCCTTTCTTGTTTTTAGTTTGTTTCGAGAGTTCTAGCGAACTCAAGAACAGCATTATGATCTTCAAGTTTGAACCAAATGCTGTTCCCATCCTCATCAGTAAATTCAGCGAATGCATCCTCGCCGACATTTGGAACCTCGCACTCATTGGCAATTAAAACTTCATATTTTTTCTGGCCAACCCTCAAATCACGCCAGAATGCTGTGCAATTCCCGCCAGTTCCTCCAATGCCAAATCCATAGGATTCCATTTTCTTTTCGTATTGTTTTTGAGTCATCGTTATCCCCTCCCAACAAATTTGTCGTATCTAGCCGAAAGATTTTTGCTGATTGCGTTGCAAAGTCTCTCGGTGGTTTCGGCTTCGTGTTCCGCATCGGTTGTCAGCCTCTCGGATTCCGATGCGATTTCGTGAAGCAGATCACCAAGGTTTCGGAGTGATTCTGGCGTAGCGATATTCTCGACCAATCGGCAAAGAACTTCGCTCGCCTCGTTCCATTCTTCGTGCTGGCAAGTAGCCGAAATAAAACCTTCGGCGATGGTCCCGGCTTCATAGGCGACATCTTGAGCCGTGTTGCCTTCGGCTTTGTTTTTGTTTTTCATAAAAACCAATGTACGCATTCCGCTTGCGTAGTCAATAGGTATTTTTAATTATTTTCTGTGCTAATTGTATTTGGGTGGAATTGCCAGCAAACTCGAAAATTGGAAGACCCACAGCGTTTTGTGCCGATGTGGCAAAGAAGATTATTGATGCCTGTCGGTCTGGTTTCACTATGGAAAAGGCTGGTGAACTTGTGGGTCTCGAACCAAAGACAATCCAAGGATGGGTGACAAAACGCCCAGCCTTTGGGGCAGAAATAAAAAAGGCACGGAAAGAACACGAAATAAGCCTTCTTCGATCTATTGAACTTGCTGGCGAAAAGAGCTGGCAAGCAAAAGCCTGGCTTGCGGAAAGAGTTTATCATTATGCAGTTCCAAATTCCAGGCTTGAGGTTGCTGGTGCCATCGCTCACGGAGCAACGCCACAACTCGCGCAAATGCTTGCAGGTTTAAACATCGCCCCACCAAAATCAGTGAATGATTCTGTGACAATCCAAGCACAAGTCATTGAAGATCAACCAAAGAAGTTGTCGGTGGATAGACAACAGAAGGAAAAAACTCGCAAGGTTCGACGCTATTCTAAGAGACCGACACCACCACGCCCCCCGGCCATCCCCCCGCCCACGCCAGCCACACATATACCCCCCCTTCAAATCTCGGCCAAAAATAAAAAGGGTTCTGATGCAAGCACAAGCGCCACGAACAGCGAAGGCCAAGAAGGAACGTAACAAGCAACTAGAGTTTCTTAACTCACTTCGTAAGCCCACTGGCTTTGCGAAGCATCTGCTTGGGATCAACCTTTACGATTGGCAGACCAAGGTGTTACGGGACATTGAGCCTGTAAACGCCAGAGTAGCCCTTCGCGCCGCCAACGGCTCTGGCAAGACCAGCACCGTAATTGCCGCCTCACTTCTCTGGCACGCATTTTGTTATCAGAAATCACTTTCCATCACGACAGCCGGTGTGTTCAGACAGACCGAATCCCAGCTCTGGCCTTCCATGCGTAGCCTTGTCACCAAGCTGGGTCCGGGGTGGGAAGTCACTTCTGGCGAGATCCGTTACAACCATGTTGGCGGTATGGTGAGTCGCATTATCGGCTTTAGCGCGACTGATCCTGGTCGCGCAGAAGGCTGGCACGCCGAAGACCACACCCGCCATCCCCTTCTGATTGTGGTGGACGAGGCCAAGACCGTATCGGACGGTATCTTTGAGGCCATCACCCGCTGTCAGCCTACCCGGCTACTGATTGCCTCTAGCCCAGGGGCGACCAGCGGGGCTTTCTATCGGGCCTTTACAAAGGAAGCCCAACTCTGGAAACAGCACGCCGTTACTGCTTCAGACTGCCCCCATATCCCCCAGAGCTACCACGCTGAAGTCATAGCCAAGTATGGTGAGAAGCATCCCCTCACCCGCTCTATTCTGTACGGCGAGTTCATGGACATAGACGGCGACAGCCTTGTAATCGGTTTTAACCAGCTTCAAGCCTGCTTGAATAGCCCACCCGACTTTAAGCCGGGGCAAGCACGGGTGGCTGGGGTGGACTTTGCCGCAGGCGGGGACTGCAACGTGCTAGTGGTAAGGGACGGTAACAAAATTCTTCCCATCATCGCCTGGCGGGAGCGGGACACTATGAGCGCGGTTGGGCGGTTCATTGTTGAGTTTAAGAAGGCGGGGCTGGAACCGTCCAACATCTATGCTGACGCCAGCGGCTTGGGGCTGCCTATGTGCGATGCCTTGGCTCAGTCAGGATGGGATGTCAACCGGGTCAACTTCGGCTCAAGCGCCTACGACTCCGATGCCTACTCCAACCGAGCAGCCGAGCTTTGGTACGGGATGGCCAAAAAGATTGAGGCTTCCGAAATCATTTTGCCTGACGACGAGGAGCTAACCGCTCAGTTGACTTGCAGGCGCAGTATTACCAATAGCAAGGGCAAGCTGGGAGTGGAGAGCAAGGATTCCATGAAAGCCCGTGGCATTAACTCGCCCGACAAGGCTGACGCACTTGCACTGGCTCTAGAGGGTGGTAGTCACAAGTGGGACTTGGTTTTTCCCGTGGAACGACCAAGTTTCAAAACATTGTGCGAGATGCACACAACCGACCCTGTCCTTCAGGGTTTTGACGCAGGAGGCTAAAATGCAAATCTGGAACTGGATCACCGCAAATTGGGAGGGTGTTGTTGCCGCCGTGGGTGCGGTGGTCATCGCCGCCCGTCTGATCGTCAAATTGACCCCGACCCCCGCCGATGACTCGGTGCTGGAAAAGGTGGTCAACTTTCTCAAAACCCTCGGCCTTCATATTAAGTAGGCGGTAGCTTTTTTAGCTACTAACCAAGGCAGAGTGATTCGTGCAGTTCTGGAGATTTTGGCAGGTCTGCTTCGTTTTGTGCCTGGATTCCGTGACCGAAAAATTGGTCAGCTTGAGCAGGCTTGGCGCGAGAATCGCAAGGCCATTGATACTGACCTCGGCCCTCGCCCTTGGTGGCTGCGCGACAACTCAGCCCCCGGTAACGAATACGACAGGAGCCGTTGAGACTTTGATGACCGACCCCGCCTACGCCGAGGTGCGTCAGTCCTCCCCCGCCGTCCGTGAGTGGGCTAGGCGTGCGCTTCACTACGTCAACGACCTTTCCTTGGAACTTGGCCGCAAAAACGCCGAATGAGCCGCCGCACCGACTACCACGCCCGCGTTTTGACCAGCCTCACCCAGCGCGAGACCTGGGAGACCCGGCAAAGACTTTTCTATCAAGCCCGCTATTTCGGGGTTCGTCGCAAGGTTAAGCCTTGGCCGACTGCCGCCGACCTGCACGTCCAGCTTATTGACACGGCAATAGAAAAACTAAAACCCAGCTTCGTCAACAGTGCGATTGGCAACGACATCCTTTCGAGCTTCGTCCCAATGCGCCAGCAGCTTGCCCCGATCACGGTGTCAGCCGAGCGCTGGTTTGATTTCCAGATGCGGGAAAGGAGCAATTTTCAGAGCGAGATTGTTTCCGTCATCGACCACCTGCTCCTTTACGGGCGCGGGATCTGCAAGTCCGTTTGGGACGAGGACAACAAGCGGGTGCGCTTTGAGGCCATCGACCCCTTCCACCTGATCGTCCCCTACTACACCAAGGAACTAGCCAAGGCTGATTACATCGTCCATGTGCTGCGTCTGAGTGTGGACGCCTACAAGGCCAACCCGGCCTATAAACAGGACGCCAAGCTGATTGACCGAATCAGCGGGCGCACCAGCGACCAGATGGGTGTGCCTACTGAGGTGCAGGCTGAGATTTTCCGGCGTGAGGGGATTACCGAGGAAAAGGAAAAGGACAGGATTGTTCTTTGGGAAATGTACACTCCGTCCAAGGACGGATGGCTGGTTGAGACATACAGCCCGCTGGACGTGGAGAGCGATGTTAGAACCAAGTTCACCTTACCATACGCTCATGGTGAACCTTGTTTTGTAGATTTCCCCTATGAGATAACAGGGGGCGGTTGGTACTCGCCCAGGGGAGTGGCAGAGATCCTGCTGCCCAGCGAGAACCTAATCAACAAACTCAAAAATTCCCTGGCTGACTACGTTGAGCTGGCCAACCGACCCGTTTTTGAAGCACAGAACCCCATCAGCCTAAACACGGCCAACCTCAAGATGGTGCCGGGGCAGATTTTACCCCAAGGGCTAAAGCCGGTTCAATTCAGCCAGCCTCCGTTTGATTTTCAGAAACTCATGCTTGAGGAACGCCTCTTGGCCGAGCAGCGCATGGGCAATCCCGACTTTGGCACCGGCTCGCAGTTCCAGGTGGCTGACCGCAAGACCGCAACCGAGATTGCCGCCATCCAGAATCAATCCGCTTCTTCAAGCGACCTTCGTAACCGCATTTTCCGCATGAGCTTGGCTCGCCTCTTCAAGCAGGCTTGGCGGCTTTATGTGCAGTACAACAAGGAAGACTTGTTTTACCGCTATGCCGACGAGACGGGTCAGATGGTGCCGGACGGCATTCACGACCAGTATTCGATTGAACCCAAGGGCGGGCTGGACTTCATCAACCGCCAGTTCTCGCTTCAAAAGGCAGTCGCCAGAATGCAAATGTTTGGCGGAAACAGCTTCGTCAATCAGGGCGAGTTGGTTAAGTCAGTGCTGGAACAGGACGACCCCAGCCTTGTCAGACGCCTCTTCCAAGACCCGCAGGCTGGCAGCGGAGACCAAGCCGAAGACCAAGCCAATGAGATTGCCACTATGTTGGCCACCGGCTTCCCGGTCAACGTCAAGCCAACCGACGACCACAAGGTTCATATCAGCGTTCTTTTTGCCTTTCAGCAGGCTGCCCAGCTTCGGCAGCAGCCCCTCGACCCCAGCGCCGTGCAAGTGCTACTCCAGCACCTCCAGCAACACTTGGCCGCGCTGGAACAGACCGACCCCAACACATCCCGCGCTATCCAAAAGCAGCTTCGTGATGCGGCCAAGGCAGACGCCAAGGCACAGCCAGAACAGGGTCAACCTCTACCGGCAGAGGCAGCGCCGGTTCCGGCCTAAATGATACCCGCGATGCGGGACGCCGTGCAGGAGCGCGGGCTTTCCGCTCTTTGCTGTTGGGCCAACCAAAAGGGTGCCAATGGCAAAGCCGTCGAAATTGGCGCTTACGGGGGTGAAGGCACCGTGATTTTGGCCAAGTATTTTAAGGAAGTTGTCTCGATTGACCCGTGGATGAACGGCTACGACAAGGATGACGTGGCCAGCCACCAAGCCCCGATGAAGTGGGTTTATTCGGCCTGGAAGGAGCGCACCAAGGATCTTGACCATGTGCGCTGCATCCGCACCACCTCCAAGGATGCGATTGTCTATTTTGAGGATGAGAGTCTGGATTTTGTCTATGTGGACGGAGACCACCGCTATGAAGGCGTAAAGCTCGATCTGGAACTCTATCTGCCAAAGATTAAGAAGGGGTGCGTGTTGGCCGGGCATGACCTGTCTTTCAACTCCGTCCAGCAGGCGCTACGGGACGTGTTTGGCGAAAAGACCGAGTTCACTTTCTTTGAGGGCGATAGCTGGGGGATTGTCCTATGAGGAAACTGCGTGCGTTAGTGGCCTTCCTTAAAAACCAGGAGTGGGTTGACGAGCCAAAGTGGACTGACGAGGACGGGAAGGCTCTGACCTCATTCCTTCAGACCCCAGCCGGACGCAAACTTTCCAAGATCCTTTTGAACCTAACCGTTAGACAAAACTCTAGCGCAGTTCAGAAAAACCCTGACGCACTTGCACAGTCGTGTGGGTACGCTATGGGTTTCCGTGGGGCAGTTGCGACCCTTGAGTCGCTTTGCTCCCCAACCAACTCGCCCGGCTTGTTTGGCGATTCAGCCGGAGACGATGAACAAATCGTCGATTAACTACCCCTTGCCCAAGTCTGACCGCTTTGGTCTGGGTGTATAGAAAGGTCGAAAATGGCGGAAGTGAAGGAGTTGTCGGAAGCAGACGTGATGGCGATGGCACAGGCGCACGACGAGGGCCGCGATTGGCAGCCCAAGAGTGAACCAGCCAGCGCCGAACACAAAGCGGAGACGGCTCAAGCGGAGACTAACGAGGTAATTCCCGCGTTACCCACGGAAACCGAAACCAAGACCTCATCTAGTGATGGGGCGGTGGACAAGGAAGCCAAAGCTACCGAGACCACTTCGACCACAAGTTCTTTAACAACGGACGAATCCAAGTCGGATGCGGCCTCCGTAAAGGAGGAGCGCAAACCGAGCCGCTATGAGAAAGCCAAGTCGCGTCTTGAAAAGGAGTGGGAAGATTTGCGGGCCGAGAAAGCAAGGCTCGCCGCCGAGCGGGAAGCCCTGCAAACCAAGGCTACCCAGGCTGGTGAGAAGGCATCTTCGGAAGCTCCAAAAAAGTCTTCTCGCAGATTTAGCGCGGACGACTACCGAGAAGCAGCTAAAAGCTATCGCAATGACGGAAACGACGAAATGGCGAAGGCTGCTGAAGCAAAAGCGGCAGAGATCGAGGAAGAGGATCGCCGGGAAGCGGAAACCCGCACCCAAACCGAGCTAAAGTCAGCCTGGGACCAAAACCTTCTAAAAGAGGTTGAAGCCAACCCGGAACTGAAGGACAGCTCGACCAAGCTGTACAAAGCCGTCAGCGAACTCCTCCAGCAACACGCGATCCTCAGAAACTACCCCGCCGGTATCAGCGATGCGGTGGGGCTGGCCAAGCTGAGACTGAAAGCGGAAGCCGCATCCGATTTGGAAAAACGTCTGAAAGACGCCGAAGCCGAGCTTGGGCGTCTTAGAAAAGCCACGACACCGGCATCGAGCCAACCGTCGGCACCGGCCAAAATCAAAACCTTTGACGAACTAACGTCGGAGGAACAGGGGCGAGAGCTTCTGCGAATGGCCATGGAAGCCGATAGGAGCTGAAGCCTTCGTTAGTGGCAAAAGGAAAAACTAACAATGGCAGTTAACAATACGGCGCAACCCGCCGGACTTATCACTCAGTTACAGACCTACTTTTCCAAGCAGCTCTTGGAACGGCAGATTCAGCTCCTCCAAATGGAGCAGTTTGCCGAGAAGGTTCCCTACCCGACGAAGAGCGGTGGCAACAAAACCATCCGTTTCTTCCGTTTCGACAACCCCTCCATCAGCAACATCGTTGCTCTGACTGACGGCACCACGCCCGCCACCGGCGAGCGTGATCTGACCCTCTCCACGGTTGAAGCCAGCCTGGAATTCTGGGGCAGCAGCATCGTCCTGTCCGATCAACTCCTGGCCGTGGAGCTTTTCAACCACATCGCCCAGGCGACCAAGCAGCTTGGCGAGGACGCGGCTCTCTTTGCCGACACCCTCTGCCACCGCTCGCTGGTGCTGGACACCACGGCGGCGACAGCCTCCACCTCGGTCAACACGGCGGCCTATGCTCGTTTCGCTCAAAACGGAACGAATGGCACGACCTTTGCGACCAGCTCGGTTGCCAATAGCTCCATGACTGCCATCGACCTGCTCGATTCAGTCACGGCGCTCAAGATCAGCCGCGCACCGAAAATCCGCGACGGCTACGTTCTTGTGGCTCCTCCGCAGATTACCCGCGACCTGATGAACGACGACGACTTCCTCCGGGTGTCGTCCTACTCCAAGCCCGATCAAATCTTTAAGGGTGAGGTGGGTCGTCTTTTCGGGACGGTGGTTTCGGAGACAACCAACGCCCTCTCCTTCGGGACTGCGGCGAGCGGTGCCAACACGGCCTCGACCTCCAGCGGTGGCGTCCATGCGGCGATCCTCCTCGGCGGCCAGGCGTTTGGCGTTCCTCACCTCACCTCCATCGCGGCCAGCGGTTCTCCGTTTGCCCCGAAGGTCACGGTGCTGGACAGCCCCGACAAGAGCGACCGCTATGGTCAGCGCACGATTGTGGCGTTCAAGTCCGCCTTCACGGCCAAGGCTCTGAACTCCGCGTTCTACCGCGTGATCTTCAGCAAGACCAACTACGCCTAATACTCATGGGAGCCATGCTAGTTATCGGTATGTCTCCCGCACGGAAGGCGGGGGAGGATAAAACCTCCCCCGCCCCTTCCACCGAGAAGAAAGGTTCCATTGTGAAACTGCCCGCTTCCATGCTTTCGATTGACAGCGAGGAAGGTGCTACTTCCCCGGAACCCGGAGACGAAGTGGAACTAACCGGCACGGTTGAGAAAGTGGAGGGCGATGTCATCCATATCCGCGTTGCGGAAGCCATGGTTGACCAGCCCGAAGCCGAAGAAGCCAAGCCGGAAATGTCCGAAGAGGACAAAATGCGGGAATTGGCGCGGAAGGCCGACGAGGGCGAGGAGATTGGCTAAATGCCCGTTTACCAGTACGAAGACCGCCGAAGCGGCTCAGTCGTCGAACTGGAACGGAGCGTGGCCGAGCGGGACAACGTCCCCTCTCACCTCAAAAGGTTTTCGGTGCCTCAAAAACTGGTCTTGGTCGGAGTAGGTGAATCCGCGCCCGAACCCGGCTCAGACCATGTAAAAAACATCATGCGCGGATATTACAAGTACGAGTGCCGACAAGGCTCTCGCTTCAAAAGCTCCTACACGGCTGACCAAGTCAAACGTGCCTGGGGCGGAAAGTAAAAGTTATGGGAGATTCACAGCGTTTCATCCGTGCGGAAGGCAAGGCCAAAAGCCGCTCGATCCGCGTTGACACCGCCAACACCGACCCGGCGCTGGCCCTGACCACGATTGCCACTGGCGGCACGGTCAACACCGTTGCCACCTCGGCCAACTCGGTCAAGATCACGCTCAACGGCGTCGCTTACCGCATCCCGGTTTACGTCTAATTCCATGGGCCGCGTTTTATCGCGCATTGGCCTGGGTGACGGCGGAACCACCGTATCCACGGGGGGTTCATTCAGCGGGAACTTTGACGCCGTCTCGGCGTTTTCGACTTCCACGCTGGCCTCACTCACAGTGGATGGAATCGTCTATACCGGCCTGACGGTTGGTATTGGCGCTGATATTCGGGGTGACATCACCGCAGGCAGCCTCACCAACGGGGGCGGACTAGCGCTCTACAAGCGGACGGTTTAACGGGGCCACCCCAAGATGGGCCGCCAGTTAAATCAGATTATCGAGGGTCTATCCGGCGTTACTGCCGGAACCTCGACCATTAACGTCAACCTAGACGCCATTGAGGCGTTGTTGACCACCCTCCAGGCTGACGTTGCCGACGGCATTATTGTTTCCAGCGGCACTGCTAATTCCAACCTCCGTGACGGGTCTGGTAATTCCCTTACCTCCACCGTTTTTGGTTCGACTAGGCGGCTGGATGTAAACCTATCGTCTGCCGGAACCACCGGCTCGGCTGTCCCAACAACTGCCAACCTTTATGCCGGTACAGACGGCACAAACCTCCGCGCTGTTTCCGTTGACACAACCGGACGGGTTAACGTAAACCCGGTTCGCGGCACAACCACCATTGGAACGCTGACCGCTGGCACCACCAACGGAACATTGTTTGCCACTAACTCGACCCGCAACTATCTCCTTGTTCAATGCACCAGTGGCACGGCGTTTATTGACACAAACGGCACAGCCAGCACAGCCAACGGCATCCAGCTAACCAGCGGCCAAGGCATTACTTTCGAGGGTAGCTTCATTCCCACCGGCGCAATCGCTGGCATCACCTCCACCGGCACCGCCCAGTTGATCGGGCGGCAGGGTTAAGCCATGGCCTTCTTCGGCGGCGGCGGGGCGAGCGCATCGAACATGGTCGGCGCGACCAGTTCTGCCGCTGGTACGGCGGGGTTGGTTCCTGCTCCGGCGGCGGGGGAGGAAAGGCATATTCTTTCTGGCGGCGCAACATTTGTACCAAATTTACCAATAGTTAAACCAACATCTGCAAGCGGGAGACTTATTGGTTGTATTGGAGCAAATACAAGGACAAATCAAAACTATGGAGATGCTCAAATCAATACAATTTTTTCACCGATGTTCTTGCCCTCTGGAACCCTAACAGCAATAGGACTTACTTTTTTCTCTCAAAATAACGGAAATGTAAGATATGGAATTTACGATTCATCTTCAGACAATCTTCCAACAACTCTTTTAGCAAGCGGGACGGCAGCAACGGTATCAACAGCCGCCAGCAATGCGGCTGTCGTAGTGTCTGGGTTATCTGCTGTTTTAAAAGGCGGTCTCTATTGGTGTGCGCTCCAACAAAATACAAACAATGCCGTAAATACGATTACATCTGGCAATGGATGGGCTTATCAATTTTCAGGTTTTACAAGCGCAGGATTGCTTACTGGACAGACGCTTTCATGTGCAAGAGCTTACAGTTCTGGATTAGAAACAACCAGAAGCGTTGCGATTGATTATTCATATAGCGCATGGCCACTTTTTTATGTAACAATATGAAGCAATATATTTTTGAAAATAGTGTTTTGGTTAAAACTATTGATGAGCGCTCACTTGAAAAAGCGATTGCGCTTAATATCGAGGTAAATAGAGAAAAAGTTTCGCAAGCCATTTCCTCCGCTGGCCTCGACACAGCCACCCAGCAAAACGCCGCCCTTGGCATCTACTCGCCAGAGCGTTGCGAGGCCATCAAGAACTACATCGCCGCCTGCCGAAATGAGTATATGCGTTGCAAGGCTCTGATCCTCGCCGCCACGACCAACGAGGCCGCCGACAGCGTGCAGTTCATCGCCCCGCCCGTGCCATCTAGTCTATGAGCTGGCTCTTCCCGACCACATGGAAGCAGCGCCTGGCCAAGTACCTTCTTCGGCTGGGTTTGCGTTTCTCCCTGTCGCGGGACGACTACGCCTGTTTCTGCGAGGCCGAGAGGTGCGCGGAGACCAGCAACGCCATGTCCAGAGAGACAAAGTATATCGGCAAGGTGAAGCACCTTCTGTCCGTCAACCGCTCAATCAAGCAACTGGTAATCGACGGACGAGACCGGGACAGCATAGAAGCCGCCGTTGTTCATCTGGCCGTAAGCCTTAAATATCTGGAGCAGAGATCCTGACATGAGTTCCGACCAGGTGTACGAGCTTCGGGCCAGGATTGAGGACGTTGACAAGCGCCTCGTTAGGATGGAAGAACGCCAGCTAACCCTTTATCGGATGGTGGAAACTTCCCTTTCCAATTTTGGCGATCTGGCCAACCGTGTCACCAGCCTGGAACACTTGCGGACCAAGCTCCTTGTGGTAGCTGGTTTTGTCGGCGCGGGCATGAGCCTCGCCTGGGATTTCCTTAAATCGCGCTTTGGAGGTAACTAACCTTGGCTTCTTTACAAAATCAGACCATTTCGACCAGCTACGGCCAGCTTCTTAAGACCGTCAACGCAGGCGGGATTGACGGCACGTTGCAGGCCATTGAAGACGGTGACGGGACAACCACGGCGCTGGAGCTGTCCAGCGCTGGCGTCAGGTCCACCGGCACCCTTAATGCCGCCGGAGCCACCACCCTTTCCTCTTCTTTGGCCGTTACCGGCGCAGCCACCCTCTCCTCTTCCCTTTCCGTGGCCAGCACCAGCACATTTACGGGTGCGGCCACTTTTGGAACGAGCCTTACGGCCTCCACAGGCACGGCCACTATTGGCACCCTATTTGCCTCCGGCCCTGCCACCTTTGGCACAAACCTGACCGCATCCACAGGTACAGCCACGATTGGAACTCTGGCAATTTCTGGCCTTGTAGCTGGCAACGTAACCTTTGGGTCTAACATTACCTCTTCTACTGGAACTGCCACCATTGGCACCTTGTTTGCTTCCGGTCCAGCAACATTTGGCACAAACCTGACGGCTTCTACTGGAACCGCCACGATTGGCACGCTTCGCATCGGAACAGGCTCCAATCTTATTGCACAAAGCTACGGAACAGCGGCGTTTACAGCTTCCACTCTTACCCAATCCACAACCGCTGGAGCAGTTAGCACCGGCACGTTCTCTCTCCTTAATGCAACGCTTGGAGACCTTGTGATTGGAACCGTCAACTCGGTTGGATCAACCACAAGCTCTGGGAACGTGGCTAGGCCAATCCTTGATTTCAATGTAGAGGCGGCTGGAGTTGCGAGATGGGTGGCCTACAACACTGCGGCAACCACTACGGCAACCATTCCAGCAGGAACTATTTTTGCAACAGCCTTGAGGTATTCATAATATGGCCATCAAGTTTAACCGCTCCCAGACCTTTGCTACTGGTGGCACAGTAACTTCGGCTGCCCTGCATAATCTGGTTGATGGAGCAGACATCTACGCAGCAATTATTACCGACCAGCCAAACCTTTCCACTGTATCCACTGCCGACAAGCTCCTCATTGCTGACACCGACGACACGGTCAACGCAAAGAGTGTCACCGTGCAGGAATTGTTTGATGATGCCCTTTCTGCCGGGACATATACCAATGCCCAATTTGCTGGACAACTTTCTTATGGCACTGCCACCGGCACGCGGCTGGTTTTGACCAATGCCACGATCACAACCGGGACAATCCCGACACTTGTTTCAAACAACTCCACCATTGGAACAACCACTGGAACGGCAGCCACGTTTACAAGTGGAACCGTGCCAACCCTTACGGCAGGAACCACCACATCCACGGCGGCCAATGTTACCAGCGGAACCATTCAGACCCTTACTTCGTCAACGGCCACAATTACCGGAGGAACATTCTCTGGTTCCGTAAATTCCACATCTGGAACCGTCCAAACGCTGACCTCGTCAACGGCCACAGTCAGCGAAATCATCACGGCCAAAAACGCAGCCATCAATGTCACAACGCTGGCTACTGCCAGCGGAACGCAAAATCTGGATTTTTCCGGCCAGGGATATTTGACCCATGCCATTAGCGGAAATATCACTTACACGGCCTCTAATTACGGCAACGGTCGAAGCCTGACCGTTCGTATCACATCGGATGGAACGGCCAGAAATCTTACGTTCCCAACCAACTGGATTTTTGTCGGAGCCAAGCCAACCTCCATTGCCGCAAGCAAGACGGCTGTTCTGTCGGTTACGTCGTTTGGCGCAACCGAGGCCGACTCGGTGGCGGCCTACGCCGTACAGACGTGAACACGCTTGGATTAAGAAATCTTGGGTTTGTTGGCGCCAGGCGCGGCGTGGTTGCCGCAGGTGGAACTGAAACGGATGTTGGTGGTTTTCGCATCCACACGTTTACAAGTCTTGGAACATTTACTGTAAATCAGGGCGGAACCGTTGAAGCCCTTGTGGTGGCAGGCGGAGGAGCTGGCGGCGCAAGACGAGGCGGTGGAGGAGGGGGTGGTGGGATTTCGTTTGGAACATCAGTTTCAATTTCCGCTGGAAATTACACTATTACGGTTGGCGGCGGAGGAGCCAAGGTGGATACGGCATCTGGTGGAAATGGAAACAACTCTTCCCTTGGAACAATTTCAATCGGAACTGGCGGCGGCGGAGGAGGTCTTTCAAACACGGCAGGTAGCAACGGTGGTTGCGGTGGAGGCGGAGGCGGGGCATCTGGTGGAGCCACGTCATTTGTGGCTGGCGGAACGGCATCGCAGGGCTTCAAGGGTGGCGATAGAACTGGAAGTGCTGTTGGGCTTGGAGCTGGTGGTGGAGGGATGGGGTCGGCTGGCCCTAACATTAGTTCGGATGTAAATTATACGGCTGGATCAGGAAATGCCTACTCAACGTCTGGATCTTCTGTGACATATTCAGGCGGTGGTGGTGGCGGGAGTCAGTCATCCTCATTTGGAACTGGTGGAGTAGGTGGTGGTGGGAATGGTGGAGCAAATGCTGCCGCAACCAATGGTTCAGCAAATACTGGCGGAGGTGGAGGTGGGGGTGGAACGGGTGGGCTTGATGGAGGAAACGGAGGATCTGGTATTGTAATAATCAGATACCCCCTAAGCTAATTATGGCTCACTTCGCCCAAATCGACCAAGAAAACCGCGTTTTGCGGGTCATCGTCGTGGCCAATAAGGATACGGCAGACGAGAACGGCAACGAGGTGGAACAGGTCGGGCGCGTCTTTTGCAACCGGCTGCTTGGTGGAAACTGGGTTCAGACCTCCTATAATTCAAACTTTCGAGGCAAGTATGCCGGGATCGGTGACACCTATGATCCGATCAATGATGTTTTCGTTTCACCCATAACCGAGGAGCCATCCAATGACCCTGTCTGAAATTGCCACCTTTGCCGGTGAAAAGATCGGTAAAACCGATTCTGACACCGCAACATTCTTAAAGAAGTCGGCATCTCTTAACTACCGTCGTGTGTGGAACTTTGCCCCATGGAGGGAGACGGTGACACATTCGACCTACTCAGTCTCAAGTTCCACCCGCACCGTAACCCTTGGCTCCAATGTAGAGACCCCGCTGGCCGTGGCCTATGGGGATGAGGAACTGATGGCGCTGGATTTACCCACCATTATTTCTCAGGACGCCGACCTGCTTGACGCCGACCGCAAGGGAACTCCAAACAGCTTTTATTTTAAAGGAAGAAACACCGGAGGTACGGCAGAGCTTGACCTTTATCCCATGCTGGAAACATCCGGCACCACCAGCCTCAAGGTTGTCGAAAAGCTAAAATGCCTTACCCGCAATAACTACGTTGTTGATTTCCCTCCATCCAACAATGCGCTGGAAGACGAACTTCGCCTCCCCCATTGCCACCAGGTCATTCTTGACCTCACCCATGCCGATGCACTGCAACGTGAGCGCCAGTATGAGAAGGCTGCCAGTGTTGTTCAGACAGCCAATGCCGACCTTGCCGCCATGGCCAGCTATGAACTGAGCCAGGTTGGAAGTATTAAGCAAATTACGCCAAGCGCCCAGGGGGAGCTTTACCGCAGCGAAATTGAGTAGGGAGGTTTACGGTGCCGTACTATAACCCAAACCTCGACGATTTGCTGGCCTTTGACGGAATCCGTAATTTTACGGGCGGTCAGGCCAGCGGACTCCAGAGCGATACCTTGGCCGAAAACCAGGTGGCTCGCATGGAGAACATGACGCTGTCGCCCAAGGGGCAAATTGAGACTCGCTACGGGTTCGCAAATTTCAACACCACGGCCACCAGCAGCACATCTTCGGTGGGCGGGCTTTTCTACTTTGACACCTATAACCTTGAGCAGCTTGTTTCCGTGGCCAATGGAAGATTGCACACCATAGAAACCAGCGGCATTGCCACTACCCAGCCAGCGACACTTTCATGGTCTTCGGCAACCTCAACATGGGGTTTGGAAACAAGGAAATGGGCCAACAGCTTTGACAATGCTGCGTCCAACTCGGTCAACATGGCTCAGTTTAACAACCTTCTTTATTTGGTTGATGGGAGCAGCCCGCTTTATGTTTGGGATGGAAACACAGCCAAAAGACAGGGTGGAAAGCTAAGATCCATAACGGTGACAAGTGGCGGAACTGGCTATACAACGGCCACTGCCAGCGTGGGCGGACCCCAGCTTGGTGGAACCTACCCGACGATTGCCCAAACCAGCGTGGCTGGGGGTGCGGTAACTGGAGTCACGGTGTCAGATGGCGGAGCCGGATATTCCTCATCCCCATCCGTAGTCATCAGCGGTGACGGAAGCGGAGCCACCGCAACCGCAAGGGTATCACCACCCCCAACCGCCATGCGCCTTCTTGCCGTGGTTGGGAACAGGCTCATCGGAGTTGGCTCTGGCCAGAACAGAAACACCATCTATGCCTCAGATATTCTGGATGCCTCGGTATGGGACGATGCCAATTCCATCATTGTTGGCGGGGATGACGGCGATGAAATCACAGCGATTGTACCCTTTTATGCCAACCGTCTGATTGTTTTTAAGAAATCAAAGATTTTCCAGGTTACGATCCCACCTGACATGACCTCGGCTTCCGATTGGGTGGTCGAGATCATCTCAACCACGGTGGGTTGTGCGGCAGAGCGCACAGCCGTACAGGTCAATTCAGACATTTTCTTTCTTTCTACCGATGGCATTAGGACGGTCAAAAGGTCCGCTGCGGACGATTTTACCACCGTTGGATTGCCCATTTCTGAAATTGTCAAAGACGTGATTGCCAATATCAACCCTCCTTCAATCGGCAACTCAACGGCCATATTTCACGATAATCGCTACTTAGTGGCATTTCCTACTGGTTCAAACGATTTCAACGACACCATCCTTGTCTATAACACAATCCTAAACGCCTTTGAGGGAACCTGGACCCCAGACGTGTTGCAGTTTTGTCAGACCAATTTTGCCAGCCTTGGAAAGCGTCTTATGGCCAAAGGATATACCGGCATTATTACGCAGTATAACGGATACAAGCCAGTCACAAGCCTGCTGGCTACGGATTACCAGGATGGCGGATCAGACTACACAAGCTCAATTCGCACCCGTGATATGAATTTTGGAGACCCATTTGGATTTAAGCACGGAAGCCATTACGAAATCATTTTTGACCGATCCTTTGCAACCGATGTGGATGTTTCCATTCAGCGCGAAACCGACACTGGCGATGTTTCAAGCGAACCCAACCTAAACGTATCCTCTGCATCCCTCACGCTTCCCTTTGTACTTCCAGCCGTGCTTCCGCTTTCCACCAACCGAAAACTTGCGAGCGACCTTCGCAAATACGACAAATGGAGAACGCTCAACATTTCCATTACTTGCGAGGCTGGCCAGTTTGCGGTTCGTCAAATTTCAGCAGCCGCCAACCCTGATACCATTCAAGTGGAAAAAACCGTATGACGGCGGTGGAGTACCTGGAGAAAAGCGGGGTTCCTGAGTCCATGTGGCCTAACTTTCGCGGATGGGTTGGCTGGTTTCAACGCAAGGGTTTGATGGGGGTGGTTCGAAAAAAGGATTCCGATGAGATTGTCGGTGTGACATTGGCAAGGTGTGTGCCAAGCGGGACAGAACCTTCCCATTATATCCACGAAGAGTCCGGGGATGACGTTTTTGTGGATCTAACCGTGTGTGGACTTGCCGAGTCTTGGGGGTCTGCTAGTAGTTCATTTGGTAATGGCTGTCGTTCAAGCGACTACCTTAAGTGCCTGCTGGTCATATTTATGGACAGATTTGGTCGGCGCAGGACGATCAATTTCAACCGCAACGGCAAACGAAAGGCTTACGACTACGATCATTTTATGAGAAAGGCTCTGGCTTAAACATGGGCGGCGGTCCTTCCATCCCTGCCCCCCCTCCCCCGCCCGATCCTATGAAGGCGGCCAAGGCAAACGACCTCTTTTACAGGTCAAGCCTTGAGACCTATATCCAAAAGCAGCCCGATTTAGCCGCACTTGAAACACGGCTTCGGGAACGCTACCAGCCACGCCAGCGTCAGCTTGAGTCAGAATTGCAGGCTTTGGACACCCGCAGGCTTGCCGAGGCCAGCCTACAAACCGAGCGCGAGCTTGGACCCCAACGTACACTGGAAGCCATGCGGAGGCAGTTTGAAATGTCGCCTGCCGCTTTCTCGCTTAACCGTGGGCTTGGCGACCAGAACACGGCTGCCTTTGCCCGTCTTTACGGTTCCTCCCCGATGGGGTCGGTGCCCTCGGACGTGCAGGCCAATGCTGGGCTTCCTCCGATTAACTACCTTCAAAACATTCCGCGCACTGGAGTAATCTGATGGCAACCAAGCCCACTCCTTTAACGGTTGCCGAGCTTCGGGATAAATATACCCAGCTAGGTCTTGGAAACTTAGACAGGTTTATCACCGGCAATGGAACCAAGCAGAAGTTTGACGAACCTTCCGCACAAAAAGCAGTCATTTCTGAAATTTACAAACTCAAGCCGGAATCGTTCACCGATAAAAAGGGCAACGTCAATCTTTCCGCAGCCACCGACAAATATAATTTTGAGCAACCCAAGCTGGAGTTTAAGGAAGCCAATAATTTTGTCGATGCTGTCAACGCCTTTAACACCATTACCGCGAAAGTGCGCGATCTTGGCGTTGAAAACATCAACAAGACCGACCGCGAAACCATCCGCAGGCTGGCCATGCAGGTGCGCGACTATGATTCCGAGGATCTTGGACCCAACGCCAAGCAGGTGGTCAGAAATATCGGGGACGCCGAGACGGCCATCAATTCTGTCCTCAAGCAGATTGAAACAGTCCGCGTGCAGGATCTTCGATCCAAGGGTTTGGACAAGGACGGTTTTACTCCAATTAAGGTTGATAAAAAGGCGGAATTAAATCGCCTGCTTACCGAGCAGGACACGCTACGCCGCCTGACCGCCGACACCAACGAGGCCGTCCCCTACCTTTCCGAATCACTTAACCGCCTTGGCGTGACCGATGTGGTTAATCGCCGTGGGGCACCTGACGCCAGGGTTGGCCGAGTGGATGCAGGTTTGGCCGGGCTTTCCGGCGACCGCATCTTTGGGCAAAGCACCTTGCTTGGCAAACTCAACAGCCAAGTCACCGACGACCAGATTCGTTCCGACCTTATCAACGCTAGGCGCAACCAGGCCCAAAGCGTTTATAACCTTGGAAACGAGGCGCTGGTGGATTTACGCAGCCAGCTTGACCAAGCCAACTCCTTCAAAGCCACACTGGCTCCAGGCGACCCAAGGTTAAAGTCAACCCAGGCCACCATCGACAGGCTTTCCAAGGATATTTCCGATGTGACCTCCGACATCACCTCGGCCAAGTCCATTTTTGACAATCCAGGCGACATCGGGGCTGACACCATTTCCTCTTTCCGCGAGACGCTTCGGCTTCCCGAAGAACGGGCGCTGGATCAGATTCGCACCATTGACCCTGCCATGCTTGATTCTGCCCGTGGAATTTCCGGCCAGTTCCGAGACCTTGCCACTCAGCCGCTCGGCGCCACCACTGATCCCCGCACTGAGGAGCTGCGTGGAGCCTTGGAGGACGAGGCTGTCAACCAGCTACGGCTTGGTTCCACCATGGACCAGGAAGTCCGCCGCAATGTTGAACAGGGCGTGCGGGCAGCCCAAACGGCGCGAGGCAACATTTTTGGGGTTGGCCCGGCAGTCGAGGAAGCCATGCAGACCGGCCTTGCCGGTGAGCAAAGGAAAATGGCCCGCTATGGCGCGGCAGCTTCCTTCCTTGGCTCCGGACAAAGCCGTGGAGATGCGGCGGCCAGAAACACCTCGCTAACCCAAGCCCTCAACCTTTCCCGCCTTGGAGCGGCCAATGAGTTTATCGCCGGTGGCGTCAGTCCCTACAACCTAGCCAACCAGCGGGTTGCCAACCAGAACGCCAATTTCCTTAACTATATCAACGCCAACAATGCGGCCACCGGCGGGTTTTCCAATGTAGCCAACCAGGTTCAGCCCTATCAGTTTGTCAACCCCAACGCTGGGTTTGAGGGGGCGCAGACGGCAGCGTCGATCTACAACACCATGCAGAACGCCCAGGCGTCCATGTACGGGAGTCAGGTCGGGGCGATTGCTGGTTCTTATCGTAGCCCAGCACAAAACTTTGCCTCTATTGCTGGTGGTTTTGGAAGCATCTTTGGCTCGCTCTTTCCGAAAGGATTTTAATTTATGGCCGAAATGGACGAAGATTTGGTGGAAAGCATTAGGCAAAAGAATATCGACCAGCGCGCCTCCATGGTCACAGAAGACCCAACTGATCCGCTTCGCGGAACCGTTCGTGGATTATTTGGAAGCCTGACCGGTGAAAGACAGGCCAGCGTGGCGGCGGCGAGAGCTGCACTTGAAGCAGAGCAGTCAAGAAAGCTGGCGGCACAAAATATGCGTGATGAGTTAGTAGCCAGAAATCTTGAACAGAAAAGGTTTGAGGCCGAATACCCTGATCTTGATGTCAATATCGGCGGTGAAAATTACAATATCAGAAAGCTCGCCCAATCCAACCCAGACCTAGCCAAAAGACTTAGCACATTTGCCATGACCCGCGCCGAGAAGAAGGCACAGGTAGAAATGCTTAAAGCCGATGCAGACGAAAAAAATGCGTTAGCCAGAATTGCCGCATCACAACGAAAGATACAAGAAGAACAAAGCAAGACGCCCGTTCGTCTTGGACCGCTTTCTTTTGGTGGACCGAACCAAAAAGCGATTGATGAAGAGCGTGGAAAAATTCAGACCGAAAGTGAAACTTACGGCATCCCGCTAGGCTCGGAACCCGAAGGAGCAGAACCAACCCCGGCGACCCAGACGGGCGCAGCATCGACATGGCTACGCTCAAAGCTGAAGTAACAGAGCAGGACGAGCCGGTAGCCGAAGTCCCCTCTTGGAGCGAGGTAAGCTCGCTGCCGGAGTTCCAAAAACTTTCCTATCCAGAACAACGCCGCATTGCGCTGAATTGGGCTGATGACGTAAAGCGTGAGGCTTCCTACCGTGGCGAGTTTACCGAGGAACAGGCCAAGGAAGTTGACGCCTTTGTGGCCAACGCTGTTCAGCCTGACCTAGAAACCAAGGCCAAGGCCGTTGCCGAAGGCGCTATTCGTGGAGGACTATCTGGAACCGCCGCCACATTGGTTGGTCGCGCCGCCAGTGCGCTTCCTATCCCAGCGGTACCCAAAGCCCTTATTGGTCTTACGGGTGCCGCCGCCGCGCAAGTGGGCGTGGATGCCTTGGCCAAGAAAGGAATTGAGACCTTTGCGCCAGGATTAACCGAAGCAGCAGAACTGGCTCCAGGCTATGCCGCTGGTGGGCAAGTTGCCGGAATTGCCGGATCAGCCACGCCCGCTGTCGCCAGAACCGCCACGGCGCTTGGAACGATTGCTAAAGCCGAGGGTGGAAAAGCCGCCGTCCAGCAGGGGGCAAGACTGCTTGCTCCAGCCGCCGTCATCGGAGCTGGCGTGGACACCGCCTTCCGTGCCGTTACTGGCCAGGAAATCACCCCCGCCTCAGTCGCCACGGGCGCACTTTTAAACACTTTGTTTGCCGGATACGGGGCCAACACAAGGGTGGCCAATTACACGCGGGACGAGGCACGCGGATTGTTCCAGAGGGTCATGGACGGCAAAGGCAGCCTTAAAGATACCGACGATCTTCTTTCCATTCTTAACCAGATGAAAAAAGGCTCACCCGAAGGAATGCCGATGCAGGATTTCCAGCGGGCGCAGCGAACTATCGTAGATGTTATGGGTAGGCGTGCCGTAGACAAAACCACATTGGAAGCACCCACCTTCCGCACACCGCCGGTGGACGAAACCAACCTTCTGCAAGGCAGACGCGGACCCAACCCGGTTGTCCAAAGGACGCCAGAGCTTCCGCAGTCGGGCGTGCGTGGAAATGTGCGTGGAACCATGGACGACACGGGAGAGGTGCAACGCAGAGGTGTAACCACCGAAATGCAACAAAGCCTTGAGCTGGATCAGCCAGCCCCAAGGCAAAACATTTTCTCAACCGAATCCCAAGGCATTAACCGCTCGGCCATTATCCCCGACACTCGCGGCTTGCAGGGTGAGCTGGTCAGCCAAGGCCCGACCATCACGCCAAGGAATCAGTTGCCAACCACAGAAAGGCTGGCGTTGACGGATAGGACACAAGAAACTTTCGTCAGTCCAAAAATGAGTGAAGGCACAATTCAGCCCAGCACTGGCGCAGATAAAATTAAGGAGCTGTATAACAAGTTTGATTTTGCTGAAGAGAATTTGACAGAGAGAGACGTGGCAAATGAATTGAGAAATATTTTAGATGCCGAGGATGTAAAAGGGACAAAAAGTCTAAGAAATGCGCTTGATAAATATGAAAATGCCATTGAACAGGATCGAGACATTTATGGTAAGCGATCTGGAGAACCAGAGGTTTACGGCGAAAAGTTAATATCCGAACTTGGCAAATTTGCAGCCAGCCAAAAATCCTCCATTCCCCGCCCATTCGGCAAGAAAGGTGAGGCTGGTTTTGTGGATGCCAGACTGGCCACCAAGCCTGCGGAGTTTGCCAAGCGCTATTTGACCACCAAGGGCGACCTGCCCAAGCAAATGTTTGATTTGATGGAAGGCCGTGGATCGCAAACCCAGGCCATGCTCAAGCAGGTTGATTTTACCCTTCGTGATCTGGCAACTGAGGCAAGGAAAATCAATGGGAAGCCACAGCTTACGCCAGAACAGACGGCTGGACTGGATGCTTTCATGCTTGGACGTGGAGACGTGTCCGTGCTGCCGGAATCCTTGCAACCCATCGCCGTGCAGATGCGAAGGCAACTGGACAACCTATCAGAAGGATTGATTCAGTCTGGGATATTTGAAAACGACAAAGCCGAGATGGTCCGTGGTCGGAAGGGGGAATACCTAACCCGTTCCTACGAGAAATTCGACAATCCAAAGTTCACGGTGGATTTGCTCAAAAAGCGCGACCCCGTGGCCTACGCCAAGGCCGAGAAATTTGTGCGTGACGAAATCAAGGCGGCCAACCCCAACGCCACCGAGGCTGAAGTTACTGGACGAATCAAAGAACTGGTAGAAGAAGGCAGGGACACGCCGATTGAATCCGTTATGCGGGCGTCATCCATTGGCAAGGACTTGGGCGTTACCAAGGCCAGAAAAAGTATCCCGCCAGAAATCAGGTTTTTAATGGGTGAATATACCGACCCGGTCATCAACTATGCCCGTTCTGCCGGTAAGATGATTCACCTCTACCAAACCCAGCGGATGTTGACCCAGCTCAAGGACTACGGGCTGGCCAATGGATTCTTTTTTGAAAAGCCGACGGGTAACGCCACTAGGATGATTGCTGCCGAAGGGTCGGAAACACGCTCCCCGCTTAACGGTCTTTACGCCGAGCCAGAATTGGTCAAGGCGCTAGAATCCTTTGACCCCGTGGTTCGCGGCAACACGGTTTTTGAGCTTTTCTCCATGGCCAACGCTGCGGTCAAGTGGGGCAAGACTGTTGGCAGCGTGCAGGCGCAGTTCCGCAACCCGTTTGCCAATGTTTTAATTGAAATACGAAACGGAAACTTTGCTTTTACCGGCAGGGGCGAGGCGCTGCGCTCTATTTGGGGTGAATGGGGTATGCCAAAAATGGACACCCCGGAAGCCCGCGCATACCTAAAACGCGCCACCCAGCTAGGTGTTTATGACAATTCTGTTTACCAGGAGTTCATTCGCATGCTCAAGGATGCCCAGCGTTACGAGGGCGATGCCATCCGTTTTGCCGAGCGGATTTCCGGCAAGGTTGGCAACGCTGCCCAGAGAGCTGGGCGGGGTCTGGTTAATTTTGGCAACACCACCTACCGGGCTGGTGACAACTTTTTTAAGCTGATGGGATGGGAGTCCGAAACAAATATGTTGATGAAGGCACGCGGGCTTTCCAGGCAGGAAGCAGAAGTCATTGCGGCAGAGCGTGTGAAAAATACCAGGCCAACCTATTCCCGCGTTCCCAAGGCCATCAAATTACTGCGGCTTCAGCCCTTTATCGGAAACTTTATTTCGTGGCCATCCGAGATGATCCGTGGGAGTTACTGGTCGCTTCGGTATGCAGCCGAAGACATAGCTGGCAAAGGCAACACGCCACTAACAAGATTTTACGGATTTCAAAGGTTGCTTGGGACAATAGTTGCAGGCGCAACTGCCATCGGCGTGGCAAGGCTTGGGATGTATGCGGCAGGATTCAACGAAAGAAAGGTTAATGCGCTCCGTCGGTTTGTCCCGCAGTACCAGAAAAATGCAACGCTGATGCCTACCGGTTCCGAGGATGGCGAAATCGGATATGTGGACATTTCCTATACCGACCCATACGAAATTATCCGTGGCCCGGCACAGGCCGTAATGGCTGGCAAGGATTTGGATGACTCGTTTTTTGGTGCAACCAAGGAGTTCCTTGAGGCTTATGTCGGACCAAGCATTCTGCTTAACAGCGTTGTTTCGGCTTACTACGGAAAGACACCGCAGGGGCGTGAGATCAGAAACCCGCAAGACACAAGGCTGGATCAGACTTTGGACACGCTGTCTTATGTGCTTCGCCAAAACGAACCTGCTACTGCCTCCCAGCTCCGCAGGGTCTTTTATGCTTTGACCGACAGGCCGGATGCCACCGTTTCCCGCTATGGGCGCGTGTACAATCCATCAGAAGAACTTTCCGCCCTGCTTGGAATAAGGCCGCAAAGCGTAAACATTTCAAAGGCATTGGAGGGCAAGGCATCCAGATTCAACACGCAAATGTCGGATGTAAGCCGCCTCTTCACGGAAGAGTATGGAGCAGTCGGGACGGTTGAACGTGAGCGCATCGTGGCTGCCAGCCAGAAAATGAATGAGCGCAGACGCAATCTATTTGACGAGGCCAACCAAGATTACCACGCCGCCATGATGTTGGGCCTGTCTCGCTCCGAGGCCATCTCGGCCATGCGGGCCGGTGGCATCTCGGAGGCCAATGCGTTGGCCATCTCAAAGAACAAATATACCGATTACCAGATTTCCAAGGATCTTCGCCAAACCATGAAGGACACCCTTACCCCTGACGAGCTTCGCAAACGCGAGGCCATTGCAAGGGAGTTAAGGATTAGGGAACGCTAATGGCCACCTTCCGAACCAACCCCAGCCGCGACGTGCTGACTCCCGAAATGCGGGAGAGTATGTACGCCATATTGGAGAACCGCATGAGAGACCAAGAAATCGCCAAGGAAATCCAGCCGGAGATACCTCTACCCCAGGAATCCGAGCCAGCCATAGCCGAAACGCCCGTCACCCAGGGCAGGCCGCGTCGCAAGATGATTGACTTCCCCGGAGGGCTGGCCACCCCAGCCGACCCAGCCAGCGCTGGCATTGAACCAGGCCAGCCAACTATGACGCCGGATGCTTCGCTAGACCTGCTCAAAAGAGAGGCCAATCAAAAACTGGATGCCCTTCCTTCCTCACCCATGCAGGGAGTTAATTCAACTTCCACACAAGACCCGCTGATTGACGTGGCCATGCGCTCAACAATTCAGTGGGAGGGGCGCAAGGATAAACAAGGCAATCTTATGGTTTACCAGTTGCCAGACGGAGATGAGGGTGGGACTTATGAAGTAGCCGGAATCAATAACCGCTTTCACCCGCAAGCCGCCAAGGAAATTGCCTCCCTTCCCCCGGAACAACGGGCGCTGGCAGCGGCCAAGTATGTGCGGGCCTACACGGCTCCGCTGGTCAATCAGTTGCCCCAGGAGATGCAGGGGTTCGCCCAAGACCTTGCCTTCCACCGTGGGCTTGGCGGGGCGACCCGCTACATCCAGCAAGGGCTGGCCGATATGGGTTTTAACATTAAACCCGATGGCGTGATTGGGCCAAAGACCCTAGCGGCGCTTGGACAAGCCAATCTTCGGGAGGTCAAAAAGCGGGCGATTGTGGCCTACCTAGACGGCGAACAGGCCAAGGCGCAAGCCAACCCTGCACGAAGAAAGTTTTTGCCTGGGCTAGAAAGCCGGGCGCGGAACCTGCTGGCGACTTTTGGTTAATCCTTATCCTTCTTGTGTTGCTCTGTTTTAAGAACCGCACCTCCAGAAACCACGGCAGTTCTGCCGGTGCCAACATAGGAGTCCTCGGCCTTGGCCGAAAATCCCCTGCCCTTGTTTCGGATAAATGCCTGCAAGGCTTCAGTAGTGATTCTGCCATCCGGCCCAAGCCAGACATTGCCAGCCTTAATCGTTGGACCCTCTGGCGTGTTGTAAACATCACCAGACCGATTGATAAGCCCACGGCGAGTCACGGCGTTTTCAGAATCAATAATGATAATTGGACCCGGACCGTCATAAACGGCGGCGCAGAAATCGGCCATGCGTGGATCTTCGTCGCACCCATTCCTAATGCGGGTTTCTTTGATTTGCTTAAGGGTGTCGTTGGCGCAAGCCAAGGACACGGACAGAGCCAACAGCATAACCAGCCCTGTTTTTGTCTTCATGCCTAAAGTGTAGTGCATTGGACGACCACGGCGCAACATGAAATTATCCAACCGCCAGATAGGAGCCGTGGGGGTAGCTAAAGTCACGGCGGCATTGCTTCAGAACGGGTACCAGGTTTTGACGCCGATTGAGGACTACGCCGGGTATGACCTAGTGGCCGAAAGGAACGGCAAGTTTCACCGGGTGCAGGTCAAGACTACCACGGGCATGGAATCTAGGCGGGCGCATTACCGCTTTATTACCTGCAAGGGCGATAAGGTGAAGTTCAAGTATTACAAGTCCGACGTGGATTGGATCGTATGCTACGCCTTGGACAGCGACCTTTATTGGCTCTTTAGGGTCAGCGAATGCCGGACATCCAGTAAGAAGCTCTACCCCCGCACCGGCTCGTCCTGGCGCATTTTAAGCGACCTGTGACGCCTCTAGAGGCGCAAGTGGCGCTGGAGGAGGGTCTGGCCAAGGTGCAGGGCTTTGATGAGGCGGTGGCGTGGCTGGATGCCCACCCGGAAGTAGCCGACAAACTTAACCCCCTTGGATTGCTGGCAGACTTTTTACGCAAAACGTGAGTGAACGTTTTTGTGTATGAAGCTAAAAAAGCTACCTATGTAGTGCCTCATTTTTTGAAAAACTGTTCTTGATATTCAATCGGTTACAAATTTTAATAGTCCCGAAAACCGTCTGGCGCTGTCGTCTAGAGGCCGAGGCCGATGTATCTCTTATGAATACAAATTAGTCTTCGTCGTCTCTGACAAAGTAGAACAAAGAACGACATTTTGACATCTTTTGAGCCACATTTGGACAGCCATTTAGTGAATGTTTTTGTGTATGCTCCATGAGTCGGCGATCTGCTGGGCAGCCGCCACCAGCACGCCATCCACCTTCTGCTTGTAGAGGTCGTGTGTGGCGGCCTGCTTGTGGCCGACCAGCTCCATGGAGTGAGCCTTGGGGATGCCAAGCTCAAAGGCGCGGGTAATAAAGGTACGGCGGAAGGAATGGTGGGAAATGCCCACAAACCGGCCAGGGTGACTACGCCGAAGGCGCTTAAAAAAGCCAGTAACCGCCGCCGACATCACGTTGGGTTTTACCTGCTCGATAAAGCGGGTTTCCTTGGTGGGCCAATCCAACAAGAAGCTGGCCAACTGGTCGCAGCATCCAACCGTCACCCGTAACCGCTTGGACTCCGGCAGGGTCAGAGTGTGCTTTTCGTGGTCAAAGTCGTTTACAAGGATGTTGGCGCAGGCCATCAGCCTTGCCCCGGTATAATGGCCAACCGTGCATACAAAGCGGACCCTGGGATCTGCGGTCTTTAGCTCCTCCTCAATAATGGCCCAATCCTCGTTGGAAATGACCGCCCGATCTTTGCGCTTTAGCTCTGGAATGACATCCTTGTGATGCCACCAGTTCCGCATTTCAATGGGGTTGACATCGTCTTTTAGGTAGAGGTTCCACATGGCCGAAAGGATGTGGGCAAAATGGACGCAGGTGGAATCCTCGTACTCGCTGGAAAGGATGGACATAAACTTGGCGCAGTTGGCCTTGTGGCCGTCTTGAATAAAGCGGATACCGGCTTGCTTTAGCTTTTCGGCAAGGATGGGTACCCGATGGCGGGCGTTGTTAAGGCTGCGCTCCACGATCTTCCCCCGGCTTAACTTGCCCTCCAGGTGTCCCATATACCGCTCAACGGCGTCATCCACCGGCACCATGGCGGTCTGTTCCTTCATGCCATGCCTGACACCCGCCTCACTTAACTGGTACTTAGCAAGGATGGCCAAAGCCATCTTGGGATAGGTCTTCAGCCCATTGTGCTGAATGCGGGTGGAAACCCGTTTTAACCTACCGCAGTCCGTGTACTGGACGTGGATGAACTTGCCGACCCTGATGAGACAGGCCATGGCGACTACTCCTTGAGAAAGCTGTCGCCACCGTGGAGAACGGAGCGGCAGTAGGCAAGGAACGCTGGCACCTTGATCGGCTGGCCCGGAGGCTGCTCGATCATGGCGATGTAGTCCGTGATGGCTTTGGCAAAGAACCGATTGGAGGATAACCCCAGCCGGTCCGAGTGGTTAATCCAGGCATCCCGCTCTGCCTTGGTCAGACGAACCGAGGCAACCGTGGAATACGAGGGTCTATCTTGTTTTTTCTTCATAGAATCAAAGTGCCATCTTTTGTAGGTGGAAGCAACTTTTTTTGAATTATTGTTATTCACCATTTATGCACACAAAGTGTGCGTAGTTTGTGGTTCATTAAAAATATCTCTTGCCATATTACATACAAATAACTACATCCCCACGCATGGAATCGCTGGAAAACAAGACCTACTGGACGCTTGAGGAACTTCGCTCCTACTGCTCCCACAAAAATATTCTGGCCTCCCGGCGCTGGTGCCATCGCGGGGGCATCTCCAT